CTGCTCCTCACCGTGCAGCGTCTGCGCCTGGCGCTCACTGAGCGAGCCCAGCCAGGCCTGGAGCCCCGTCTGCACCGCCGTCCAGGTGCGCGAGCGCATCCGCGACGCCTGGACCGCGAGCGTCGGTCGCCGCACGGTCACGACCACCGCCTCGGAGCGCGTGAGCAGGCCCGCGAGCGCCATGCTAGCCCCACAGTGGCCGGCGATGGGCCGCCACGGCGAGTTGCCATGCCGGATCGGCCGCCGCCTCGGCCAGCACGTGGCTGAAATCGGGCAGCTGCTCGCTCCGGGCATCCTCGCTGCCGATCTGCCGATAGACCGTGGCCGTTGCCCGCTTGACCGCGAGCGCCGCGCTGGCCGGCAGATCTGCCTGCGCATCATACGTGACGCGCACGAAGCGACGCACCCCAGGGGCGCCGAAGGTGGCCCCATCCACGCGCTCGACCCGGCGCGAGCCCACCTCCCAGCGCACGATCGCGGGATCGCTCACGGCCAGGGTCTCCACCGGCGCGGAGGCATCATGGCCGAGCGTGATCGCGGTGAGGCTCTGCACGGGGTAGTCCAGCCACAGCGTGCGAGCCGTCCCGTCGTGCCATTCGACACGACCGGTCTGCGCGCCCTGGAAGGGGGCGTGGGAGCGACCGCAGGCGCGCTCGAAGAGATCCTCGATCTGATCGAGCAGCGTCTCGAGCAGCGCATCATCCGTCGTGCCGCTCACGCGCAGGAAGGTCTTCAGTTCGCTCAACGACACGAGATCAGCCACGGCGCCGCTTGGGTTTCACCGTCTCTGCCTCCGGCGGCTCTGCAACCGCTACCTCCTCGTCCGCTCGCCGAGCCCAGCCCTCTGCCAGGAAGACCCGAGTGAGGCTGTCGGGGACCTCATACTCCCGATCGGCCTCATAGGTCAGCACCTGCGCCCCGTCTGGCGAGCCGCGCACGGTGCGGAGCATCACGAGTCGCATGCCACCACCATCCCTGTGGACCTAGTGGGGAGGCCCCGCACGAGCCTCCCCATCACCTGCATCAGACCGTGGTCCCGGTGTGGATCGGGAACCCGCGCACGATCGAGGCGCCATAGACGGCCCCGCTCGTGGCGCCGGTGACCGTGGACTTGACCCGCAGGTAGCGCTTGCTCCCCCGGTAGCCCACGCGGTAGGTCTTGTTGCCATCGCCCGAGGCCGCGATGGTGGGCAGCGTGCCCTGGAGGTCGCCGCTTGCCACCGTGCTGAACGTGGCATTGTCGGCGGACTCTTCCAGGCTGAAGGCATGGCTGCCATCGGTCCAGGCGCCAGCCGCGATGATCACCACCGCCCCCTCGTAGCCCTGCAGGTCCACCGACGCACCGGTCGTGGACGACGTCTTCGCCCCGGGGTTGATGCTGGGCGCTTCGCTCAGCCGATTGTACAAGTCACGCATGGGTCAGCTCCTTGCCCTCATCAGGCGGCAATCTTCTGGAGTTTGATCGCGTCGGGATTGATCACCTGGCCACCGACGCGGCGGCGGAAGACGAACCGCACCATCCCGCGCGTGGCCTGGCTGAACGGATCCCGGAGCACCGTCATCGCCAGCCGCTCGACGATCCGGTAGCCGCGCCGGAAATCGCCGTAGGCCACGGCCAGCGCGTTGGCCGCCACATCTGGCATGTCCGGCATCTCGACGTACGGCGAGCCGAGAATCTGGTTCGGTACGCTGCCGGCCAGGCCGGGCTGCCACAGGTACTGGTTGTTGGCGTCCTTGAGCTGGCGGATCGCGGCCAGGGTCGCGCGGTTGAACAACCAGGTACCCTGGTAACCGCTCTTCAGCGCGCCCCAGAGCTTGATCAAGCCGTCGGCGGTGAGCGCCGCAGCGGCCCCGCTGTTGACCTGGGCGATCTGCGTGTTGGTCAAGAGGCCTTCCGGCTGCTGGGTGCCGGAGCCGCTGATGAAGGCCTTGCCCTCGGCCACACCGAACTGCTCGGCGGCCTCGGCGCTCAGCTCGCCTTCGAGATCGAAGGCGTTGTCCTCGAGGTTCTCGTTCGAGATATCCACGAACGCCGTCAGCTGGCGCGCGTAGATCTCTTCCAAGCCGTAGGTGAGCCCCGTGGCTTCCGTCTGCTGCACGCCCTCGCCGGTCCAACTGGCGGCGAAGGTGCCGGTGCGCTTGCGGATCTGCAGGCTCCGGCTGCCGATCGTGGTCACCCGCGTCACCGAGCGGAACGGGCTCATCAGCACGATGCCCTTGAGGATCTCCTGCTCGATCTCGGGCACGGTGAGGAAGCCGCCCGTGGTGTCGTCACCCTGGAGCAGCGCCTTGCGCTCGGTCGGATGCACCAGCGCGGCTTCCTCGGCGCTCAGGGCCGCGAAGCCCTGCCGGCAGGCCTTGAGCCACGCGGTCTTACGCTCCAGCGACGGCACCCCATCGCCGACCACCGGCACGGCCGTGACGCGGGCCAGCTTGAGTTGCAGCTCGCGCTGCCGATCCTCGATGGCCTGGATGGCGGCGTTGAGCTTCGCCACCGTGGCCTTCGTCTCCGCCGTCTCGCTGCCGAAGCGCTGGCGCTCCTCATCGAGGGCGGCGAGCCTCGCGCGGAAGTCCTCGGTCAGCTGTCCCAGTTTCGTCTGCAAGTCCTTGAGCATCGCTTCCATGGTTCAGACTCCACGGATCACGTGGTGGAGGCGCTCGAGGGCCTCGAGCACCGCAGCAACGCCGCTCGGAGCGGCGACTTTGTTGTCCGCTGTGTCGGCAAACGGGCTCTCGCGGCCCATCTTGCGGTAGTAGCGCTCGATGTGCCGCTGCACCGCCGGCACATCAGCCGCCGGGATATCCGCCTGCGAGAGCCGCGCGGCGGCCGCAAAGAGCGCCCGCGGCACCGCGCGCAGCTCGCCATCAATCACATCCGCAATCGGCAGCTTGTAGGCGCCGAACTCATCGGCCCGCTCGGGATCGTACCACAGGAACGCGCGCCGGTAGCGCGCACTCGGCCCGTCGGTCGAACCGCTCCAGGCCCGCACGCGCTCGATGGCGGCTCGCGCATCCCAGCTGCGATCCTCCTCGGCGAGCGGCAGGTCCTGGAACGGGACCACCGTCTTCACCGCCGTCACCCGAGCGTCGGGATTGGCCTGGAGTCCCGTCGGCGCGAGGCTAATCTCGCGGATCCGGATCGCTTTGAGTTCGCGCACCGGGCCGCGCATTCCCCAATCGCCGATATCGTAGCCAATGGAAAGGCCGCGCAGCGCGCCCAGCCGCATCAGCGCCAGGGCCTTGCGCGCCTCGGGGAGGTCCTGGACCGGCAGGACACCCTCAGCCAGCACGCCGTTCGGATCCTCACTGAGCCGCGCGATGCCGATCGGATTGTGAATGTCATGGACCCAGAGCACCGGCACCTCGGGCTGCTCGGCGATGGACGCTTTGGCGGCCCCAGGGACGATGACGTCACCGAGCCGATCCGGGCTGCCACCGTAGATCGCCGCGTAGCCGGTAAACCGGCCGTCCTCGCCGACAGCCTTGATCTCGAGCGGGCGATAGTACTCACACAGCATGATGCGAATGCATCACGCAGTCCCTGGTGCACGTCAAGGAGTTCGCAGATGTTTAGGCGAGGATCATGCGCTCGACACAGCGACACTGCGGATGCGCGGGCGGCCCCACGAGCCCACCTGGAAACCGCTCGCCCACGGCCACCCGCTGGCCATCGAGGCCAAGGCAGATGGGACAGGTCCTGCCGTCCGTGGGCACCACGGCTACCCACTCGCGGAGGTCGCCATGCCGGATCACCCCAGCCTGCGTGAGCGCTTCCCATCCTGCCCGCTGGCCGGCGTTGAGCGCGCGCATGCTCTCCGTGCGGGCGATCACCTCGCCGCGGATGGCGCGCAGGCGCCGGGCCAACCGCGCTAGCGCCTGGGACCGCGCGCGAGGGCCCACGCCCTGCTCGATGAGCTGGGCCTCCACCGCGTCGAGGCGCGCCAGCTGCCGCGGGGTCAAGCCCACCCGCTCACCGAGCGTGCGGGCGATGGCGCGCGGATGGAGGCCCTTGGCCAGTTGCCGCTCGAGGAGCCGCCGCACCGCCTGGCGCGTCTCCTCGTCGATCGAGCGGATGAGGTCGCCCACCTGGGTCCGGATCGCTTCCCGCACGAGCGGCGAGAGCGGAATCCGACCCATCGCAAAGCCCTGGGCAATCTCGCGCTGGCGCTCGCGCAAGGTCGCGATCGCCCGTCGGGCGGCCACCAGGGCCCGAGGCTCCGCCTCGCGCACGATCGCTTGCTCGAGCTGGTCCAGCGCCTCCGTGGGCAGCAGGTCCAGCACCTCGCGCACGCTCCAGCGGGCCAGCGCCCGCACGATGGCCACGACCGGCAGCTCGCGCTCGAGCGCCGCCAGGGCCCGGCGGACGAGGCGCGCCAGGACGGGCTGCAGGTCGGCGTCGAGGTCGTCGAGGAGTGCTCGTGCCGCTTCGCCGTCGGCGCGATGCGCGCGAGCCGGCTTCCGCGCCACCTAGGCGACGTTACTCCGTGCCTGGGCCGCCGAGCGGCAGGTAGCTCGCCCCGAGGAAACTCCGCCCGACGAGGTCTGCTGGTACCTCGATCTCCAGGTCCAGGAGGCGGGCGAGCTGATCGAGGGGCACCCCGATGCCGAAGAGCTGGCTGGCGGCTTGGGCCTTGGCACCGGCATCCTCCCGCAGCGCCGCCACGCCCGAGAGGTCGTAGGTGAGGAACAGCTCGGTGGGGTCGCCGAACTCCGGCACGAGGCTCGTGTTGAGGGCGTCGCGGATGTCGTCGAGCAGCGGGATGATCGTGTCTTCCCAGAAGATCCTGCGCGCCGCCTTGATGTCGCCCACGTCCCGGCCCTCGAAAATGCCGATCATGGGCAGCGGCACACCGAAGACGGCGGCGATCTCCTCCCGGTGGAGCTTCCGCGACGCGATGAAGTCCATCTCGGCGGGCGAGAGTCCGAGCTGCTGGAACGTGGCGCCACCACCCAGCACCCACGGGGTGCGAGCGTTGTCGGCGCCGAAGTACTGCGCCCGCACTTGATCGCGGGCCTGCTCCCACTGCTCGAGCGTCAATGGTTCTCGGAAGGCGAACACCCCATCGGGCACGGCGCGGTTCTGGAGGGCCACCTTGTTCCAGCGCACCGCCTCGACATCGGTGTCCACCACGGCGGCCGCAGCCTGGAGCGGGGCCAGGCCCCAGTACGGATTGCCCGGATCGGGGTAGAGGAGGTGCACGACATCGCGCGCCGCAAAGCGCTGGACCACGCCCGCGCTGGACCACTCGTAGCCGGCGATGAAGTCGGCGCGCGACGGGATGGGCTTGATGTGGCTCGGATCCAGTGGCCACAGTTCCGCCACCACTCCCCGGCGCCCACGCACGTCCGCGCGGACCTTGCTCAGGAGCGCGTTGCCGACGAGCTCGAGGTGCGCCACCACGATGCTGATGAGCTGGTGCCGCGACAGATGGTCGTTCGGAAACTCGATCAGCGCCTCCAGGGGATGCCGCGGCACGCGCTCCCAGGTGTCGCCGCGCCGCGCCTGCACAATCCACGGCACGGAGGCCGCCTCGATCATCAGTCGGCGGACACAGGCGTAGACCCAGACGGAGGCTTTGAGGCCCTCGCGGATCGCCCGCTCGCCCGACCAGGCGCTGAAGAGGGGCTGGCGGTCCTGATGGATGGGGAGCAGGCTGCCGGTGCCCGCGCTCTTGCGCTCCAGCCACTCGCAGGCCCGAGCCAGCACGTGATCAGCCATGATGCCGCAACCTAGAGGCGACGCGCCGCAGAGGCAACGTTTCGCAGGTCGCTACGGTGCCCATCCCACGCCGAGGTGCAGTCGGGCCTCGCGCGGCCCGCCACTCGAGGTGAGGGGAGCGCTCAGTTCGGCCCAGGAGAGCAGCCCACGGGTGGGCGCCACCGGCACGCTGGCCTCAAGCCACGCGCACCGCCCGCGCGTGGCGGCCGTTGGCGCCTCCAGCTCTGCCCAGGATGTCGCGCCACGGGTCGGGACCA